CGTCCCGCCCAGACGGTTGCTTCAGCCTCAAGAACAACCACAACTGGGCGCAGTGGGAGAAAGGTTCGACTCACTCCGAGCCAAGTCGCAATAGCGAAAAAATTGGGTGTGCCACTTGAAGAATACGCGAAATACGTGAAGGAGTAATAAAGATGACTGAAGAAACTAAAATCGATAGAAGCTCCCGCGCAAGTAAAACTAGGGAGAAACAGGCTGTGCGTAAGCCTTGGGCTCCACCCTCTGTATTAGATGCACCACCTGCACCTGACGGGTACAAACATCGATGGATTCGTGCTGAGTCACGAGGATTTGATGATACGAAGAACGTCAGCGCAAAACTTAGGGAAGGTTATGAACTGGTTCGTAAAGACGAATATCCAGATTTTGAAGGTCCCGTAGTTGAAACAGGTAAATATTCCGGTGTATTTGGACAGGGAGGGTTGATTCTCGCTCGAATTCCTGATGAGACCGTTGCTGAACGTACTGAATACTTCAAAAGTAGAAGTAAAGATCAGATGGATGCAGTGGATCATGACATGATGAGAGAGAACGCCCACTCAACCATGACGATTACTAAACCTGATCGTCAATCTCGTGTAACTTTTGGTGGTCCGAAAAAATAATGAGGACTGCCCCTTTTAGGAGAAAAATATCATGGCAAATGCAACAACAGCCTATGGTCTTCGTCCTATCGGGCTAGTTGGAAGCGGTGCGAACTCTACAGGTGTAACTGAGTACGAAATCGCTTCTAACAATACTAATGCTATTTTTCAATACTCTATCTGCGTTCCTACAGCAGCGGGTGTTATTGATCAGGCTGGTGCCACAAATGGTGGAACCGTTCAAGCATTAGGTGTCCTAATGGGCGTACAGTACCAAGACTCTGTACAGAAAAAACCTGTATGGTTAAACTACTGGCCTGGTTCGGCCTCTGTTAGCGTTGACACTAACTATCCAGTTAAAGCCTTCGTAGCAGACAATCCTAACCAACTTTTCAAGGTCGCTTCAGACGCTTCCCTAACAGACCGTGCAACGGCTCTGGCAGCAGTGTTTGCTAACGCTTCTCTTGGAACCTCCGCACGAACTGGAAGCACCGAAAACGGTAATTCTAATAGTGCTCTTAGCGTTTCTTCAATTGCAGTAACGGCAACACTACCTTTGCGTATTGTTGGCATTATGGATGATGTAGCAAACAGTGATTACACTGCTGCTGGCATTCCACTTATTGTTAGATTAAACGCACATTACAACGCCGGAACCCGTAGGTTTGATTCACAAACCACCGCGGATTCAACCGGTCTTTAAGGAGGGTTAAACCATGGCTATTTCTCGCGCACAACTGGCGAAAGAGCTAGAACCCGGCCTTAATGCCTTGTTCGGGCTCGAATACAACCGTTACGAAAATGAGCATTCTGAAATCTTCGAAGAAGAGTCATCTGACCGAGCTTTTGAAGAGGAAGTAATGCTTGCTGGTTTTTCTACAGCACCTGTTAAAAATGAGGGTAATGCCATCAGTTTTGACGATGCTCAGGAAACATTTACGGCTCGTTACACACACGAAACTATCGCACTTGCATTCTCGATTACAGAAGAGGCTATCGAAGATAACCTTTATGATCGTCTTGCATCTCGATATACAAAGGCTCTTGCACGTTCAATGGCCCAAACAAAGCAGATCAAGGCAGCCGCTATTTTGAACAATGCGTTCAATACTAGCTACCCTGTCGGTGACGGTGCAGCTCTTTGCTCATCTTCTCACCCTAGCTTGTCTGGAAACCAGCGTAACGTATTGACTGTAGCAGCTGACCTCAACGAGACTTCTCTTGAGCAGATGCTTATTGACATTGCAGGTCTTACCGATGAGCGTGGTCTAAAGATCGCTGTTCGTGGAACAAAGTTGATTATCCCGAAAGAACTGCAATTTATTGCAGAGCGGGTTATTAACTCTAATCTACGTTCTGGCACGGCAGACAACGACAACAATGCAATGAAGTCTATGGGTATGATTCCTGATGGCGCAGTGGTTAACCACTTCCTAACGGATACAGACGCATTCTTCATTAAGACAGACGCACCTAATGGATTCAAATACTTCAACCGTTCGCCAATTAAAACGGCAATGGAAGGAGATTTTGACACTGGAAACATGCGATTCAAGGCACGAGAGCGTTATAGCTTTGGTGTTTCTGACTGGCGTTCTGTTTTTGGTACTCCAGGTGCTGCATAAACCATTGTAATATAAGACAAAATTTTATATTAAAGGTTGAGGAAGGGATAGGTAAAACTATCCCTTTCTTTTTTTGTTAAAGTTTTGTATGCTATAGGTACCCTGACAGTTCGCATGGTGCGACTGACATTTGCCAAGACAGGAGATAAAAATGGCTAATACTACTTTTTCGGGACCAGTTATTTCAAATAACGGTTTCACTTCAACTGCATTTCTTTTTGCAAATCTTCCAACAGCTTCAGACAATACTGGTCGTATTATTTTTGTTTCAAATGCGTTAAAAGCTTCTGAAACAACCGGTAACGGTACAGGTAACCTTGTGTTTTCTGATGGTTCCAACTGGATTCGTGTGGACACTGGCGCAACTGCAACTGCTTAATTTAGGAGAACGCCATGGCTGGTTCGGATGTAAAAGCAACACGCTTGACGAATACCGGTTCAGCCGGGGTTGGTCCTGCGCGAATTCGTCAGGTTCAGATAAAAACAACAACAGGAAGCCCTCGTCTTACTATTAGCGATGGTAATGGCGGGGCTACGGTGTTGGATATGGACTTAGACGCATCGGACACTCATTCCGTAAATATTCCTGACGAGGGAATTAGGGTAACTGACATATATGTTGCCACCTTTACCGCTTGCACCTCGGTTACAATTTTTTATAGTTAAGAGGGATGTGTAATGGCTCGCGAAGTTAGTTCAATTTCTAGGATAGGTACTTCCGAGCCGTTTGAGCTTCAAGTTGCCCGTGGGCAAATTGCCTACCACAAACCCCTATTTAAGTTTGGTAACAACACTACTGTCGGTGACAGTTTGGAAACTATATGGGCCGAGGGTGGCTTGTATAGTTACTTGACTGCGGCGACTGTTCTGAAAGTTTCTAGTTCCTCTACAGACGACACTTCTGCGGGAACAGGGGCAAGGACGGTTCAACTCTATGGACTAGACGCTGATTACAACGAGATAAACGAACTCGTTACCCTAAACGGACAAACTGTTGTCAACACCACGCAATCGTTTTTACGCATAAATCGTATTATTGTGCGTTCTGCGGGATCAGGTGGTTCAAACGCAGGTGTTATTTACGCAGGAACAGGCACGGTAACAACAGGTGTACCTGCAAATGTTTATGCTTCCGTAAACGGGGTAATAGGAGCAAACCAGAGCTTGATGTCTCTTTGGACCGTTCCTGCGGGATACACGGCGTATATGCTGCAATATGAGGTATCTAACGGAACAACGTCTAACACCCCTGCGGTTTGCAAACTAATTTTAGCGGTGAGGCCGTATGGCGAAGTCTTTCAGTCAAAAGATGTTAAGTCTTTGACAACAGGGATGCACATTGAAGAAACTTTTGCATTGCCTATAAAAATAGAAGAGAAGTCTGACATAGAGGTAAGGGCAATATCGTCCTCCGCCTCTGTAACTTTTGACATTTCTGCGGCGTTTGAGATTGTTTACATCAAGAACGGAGATGTTTTGGCGTAATGGCTACTACTAAAAACGTTAAAAGACTTCCTTCTGGCCGATTACAGTATCGGGGAGAAACTTTTGCAGGCTATAACAAACCTAAACGAACTCCAGGGAAGGCTAAGAAAAGCGCTGTTCTCGCTAAGAAAGGCAGCGAAGTTAAGCTTGTTCGCTTTGGTGATCCGAACATGTCTATTAAAAAAGATCAACCTTCTAGGAGAAAAAGCTTTAGGGCGCGTCATTCTTGCGATACGGCCAAAGACAATTTTTCTGCGCGATATTGGTCTTGTAAAGCGTGGTGATATAAATGAATAAACTTACCCCTGAAGAAGTGTTAAGCAAACTAGCTCATCATGAAATGCAATGTAACCTTCGTTACCAGAACATTGAAAGACGGTTGGATTCGCAAAAAGAAGATTTAAAAGGACTGAGTAATAAACTTTGGTTTTTAGTAATTTTGATTATTGTAACTCCGATGGTACATCGTTTGTGGGGTTAGCATGGGTTCTAGAGTAAAAACAGGGCCCAAGTCCTCTCCTTGCGAAGTCACTTACTATAGAAAAGGAGGTGCGGTTTCTAGCAAGTCAAAAGGTAGCAAAATCTGCCCAGAGGGAAAAGCTTGGGCTAAACGAACTTTTGACACTTATCCCAGTGCTTACGCAAACTTAGCTGCTTCTAAGTATTGTAAAGACCCTAATTATGCAAAAAAATCTAAGGGCGGTAAGCGCAAAGGTAAATAATGGGAAAATTACAAGAATGGGTAGATGAAGAATGGGTTCGTATCGACAGCTCTGGAAACATTGCAGGAGCTTGCGGTACTTCAAAAAATAAAAAAAACCCAGACAGATGCTTGCCTAGAGCTAAAGCGCAGAGTTTAAGTAAATCAGAAAGGGCTTCAACGGCTCGTAAAAAGAAACGAGAAGGAGCCAGAGGTAAACAGGTTGTTTCTAACACAGAAAAAGCTAAAGTTAGAAGAATGGGAAATGGCGGTGTTGTTGCTATAGGTTGCGGTAAAATTTTGCCTGACCGAAGAAAATACACTACTGGCGCAGTTTCTAAAAGAGCATGACGTTTTTTATTGGAAATCCTGTAGAAAAAGCAGTAGTAGATGAAATTAGGTCTTGGTCTGAAAAGATATTAGAAAAACCTAATAAATTTTTTAACAATTTAGCGCCGTGCCCTTTTGCTAGAGGGGCTTGGTTAGAGGATAAAGTAGCTTTTTTGTTTAAAAACGAAGACAGCTATCAAGATTTATACACGGCTTTGTCGCAGTGGGCAGATACGCACGACGTAGCCATACTAGTTGATTTTACGTTTGATGAAGACCCTGACAAATTTCATTCATTTTTAGACGAGGTAAACACTGCAATTTCAAAAGGGTTTTTTATAGACAGAGATATGTGGGTTATGGGATTTCATCCTTATGATGAAGCTCCAGAGTTTTCAGAAGAAGCTGATTTTGAACCTTTGACGGAAGTAGATTATGCCATGATTTTTGTTCAAAGACTGTCTAAGTTGCAAGAGTCTGCGTACAAAATAAAGAAAAAAGGGTATTATCATAAATATGATGAGGAGTATAATGCTTCTTATATTTTCAAACGTAGAGAAGAACTTTACAGGAGATTAAAAAATGGCAATGTCACCTAAGAAAATGCGCGGCGGCGGTATGGTTAAGAAAATGCGCGGCGGCGGTATGGTTAAGAAAATGAAAGATGGCGGCGAGGCGGTTAAAGGCATGAGCGTAGCAGAGCTTCGTAAAAAAGCTAAAGAAAAAGGGTACAAATTAGTTAAGGCAACCTAATTATGGCTACTTCAGGAAGCAAAGATTTTGAGTTAGATGTAGCAGATTACATCGAAGAAGCTTTTGAGCGGTGTGGCTTAGAAGTTAGGACCGGTTACGACCTAAAAACAGCTAAAAGGTCGCTTAATCTTATGCTTGCTGATTGGGCTAACCGTGGTTTAAATCAATGGACTATTGCACAACGGTCTTTGACGTTAACCGCAAACGATGGGGAATATAATTTAGGAACAGATGTAATTGATGTGTTAGGCGTAGTTATTCGGGTGTCTAATACGGATTACTCGTTGGAACGTCTAAGTCGAGACGAATATCTTACTATACCTACAAAAACTACTTCTGGCCGCCCTAATCAATTTTTTCTGGATCGTCAACTTACGCCAAATTTAAAAGTTTGGCCTGTACCGGATAGCAGCACCACATACACTGTGTACTATGATGCGTTGACACGTATGGATGATGCGGATACTTTTGTTAATACGATGGACATGCCTTTTAGGTTTTATCCTTGTTTAGCCGCAGGTTTAGCTTACTATCTGTCTTTAAAAAAGAGTCCACAAAGAACACAAATGTTGAAAGCTATCTATGAAGAAGAGTTTCAAAGGGCCGCTGAAGAAGATAGAGACAGAGCCTCTTTTAACGTAGTTCCAAAGTTTAGTTACTACAGGTCGGGATAATGGCTAAGTTTGCATCAGGTAAAGATTCTTACGCTATATGCGATAGATCCGGGTTTAGGTATCCGTATAAAGTTATGCGTCGTGAGTGGAACGGCTTATTAGTTGGTCCAGACCAATATGAACCGAAACACCCGCAGTTAGGTCCTTTTAGGAAGGTAGTTGATCCGCAAGCTTTACAAAATGCTAGACCAGATCGAGTAGAACCTACGGATGTTTATGTAGGTATTCCTACGGTAGAAAATCAAAATTTAAGACCAGCTACCGGTTTTGGTCAAGTTGGTTTAGTTACGGTGACTATATCATGAGTTTTACTTATTCTCAGTTAAAGCAAGCAATACAGGATTACACCGAAAACGATGAGACTTCGTTTGTAAATAACCTGCCTATTTTTATTCAACAGGCGGAAGAACGTATATTAAAAAACGTTCAATTAAGTTTATTTCGTAAAAACGTAAGTGGCAATTTTACAAATTCTAATAAGTATTTAACCGCGCCTAGTGATTTTTTAGCGCCTTTTTCTTTATCTTTTATAAACGCAAGCAGCGATCATGTATTTTTAGAGTTTAAAGATGCGGATTTTGTTCAAACATTTAATCCCGATGCCGCAACAACTGGAAATCCAAGGTATTATGCGGTGTTTGATTTAGATCATTTTGTTATAGGTCCTACCCCTGATAGTAATTATGCCGTTGAACTTCATTACTTCTACAGACCGGCTAGTTTAACAGCCGGTTCTGACAGCGGCACTACATGGTTAAGTGAAAATGCTCAAATTGCTATGCTTTATGGGAGCTTGCTAGAAGCGTATACTTATATGAAAGGTGAGCAAGATTTAGTAGCTTTGTATGAAAAACGTTTTGGTGAAGCTTTAGTTGGAATGAAAATGTTGGGTGAAGCTAAGGAAGTTACTGATGAATATAGAGTTGGAAAAGTTATCAGGGCTAAACAATGAACACTCCCGCATTAGATTTAAACATTACGCCTACTTTTAAAGTAGATGTAAAAACGACAGAAAACCGTGGTTTTAAGCCAGAAGAGGTAGCAGAACGCTGCGCGGATAAAATCATTTCTATCTCAGATACAGCAAATCCTGTTATTAGGGATCAGGCCAGAGCATTTAAAGCACATTTAGTGCAGGTTTTGACTTTTTATATGAGAGAAGCTATTAGAAGTGACAGGACAACGGTTTATAATGCTTTATGTGATGCTGGGCATAAAGACTTGGCTGAAATGATAAGGAGAATTTAATATGGCTTTTTCTGGTAATTACATGTGTACTTCCTTTAAAAAAGAGTTACTGTTTGGGGCGCATGATTTTGCAAACGGAGCTGACACTTTTAAGTTAGCACTATACACCTCAGCGGCTACACTTGACGCTAGTACAACAGCTTATTCCGCTACTAACGAGGCTAGTGGAACGGGTTATTCTGCGGGAGGATCAGCTTTAACTAACGTTGATCCCACATCTAGTGGTACTACAGCTTTTACAGACTTTGCGGATTTAACGTTTTCAACGGCTACGATTACAGCTAGAGGCGCGTTAATTTATAATAGTACACCTAACACAACGTCTATTTCTTTGACTAATCCATCGGTGGTTGTTTTAGATTTTGGATCAGACAAAACGTCTACTGCGGGTGATTTTACGGTTGTATTTCCTACTGCCGATTCAAGTAATGCAATTATAAGAATCGCTTAAAGGGTAAAAGATGGCTTCGTCAACCACATATGAAGGGTGGGGTCGAGCCACATGGGGTGAGAACAAATGGGGCTCACCTTTTATCGAAGTATATGTGGATGGTGTTTCGGCCAACTCGGAAGTAGGGTCTGTAACGGTTATTGGAGAAGCAAATGTACCTGTAACCGGTTTAGCCGCTATTTCTTCGGTAGGGTCTGTAACGGTTGATGCCGGTGCGGTTACCGTTGTTACGGGCGTAGAAACCATATCAGCCGTAACTGGGGTAACAGTAATTGGCAAGGCTGAAGTGCTTGCTTCTGGT